GTTGATAAAGCCCCGTAAAAGTTTTTAGGAACACTCATACCAACCAAAGTAATTGCAGGTTTAATTGTTGATCTATCTAAAACTTCTTTTTGTTGTTTGTTGGTTAGAGTCATCATTGAATAGTTATCTGGTCTTAGAACACCATGACACCTTCCCCAAGTCTCCATAAGAATCTGCAACGCGTCTTCTTTGTTTGAGTTAGATGACTTAGATATACTTTCTAGCCTTTTACCAAACTCATCCATTACAGTTATATGGGTTGGCTTATATCTTAGTAAGCTGTAGATAGCTCCGCTTGAGGTGTAGCCGTCTCCAGCCATTAAGTCGCTGTACTCGGCATGATCTAAAATAGTTTCAACAACTGTTTTGACATTTTCTTTGCCTTGCCCCGACTTAGCGATACACATAAAAAACAAAGATGAAAAGTTATTCATATTGGTTCTATACATCCTACCCAAAGCTACCGAGCCTAAAGATAGTGCCGCTTGCATACTAATAGCTGGCTGAGATATATGTGCTATCTTTTCTGAGTATTCGTAAATATCTTTTAATACGCCAGGAGGAGAGTAAAGATTGGCTGGTTCTTTTACTGTCTTGGTTGTTGATATGTAAGCAGGTGCTTGTTGATTTTTTCTATCGTGAGTTTTTTGAACCGAGTTAACTGTTGTTGATATTTCACTCGCTGATAAGGGCGGAGTGTTTTGTTCGTTCCAAGACTGAACAAAAAACTCTGTAAAGTCTGTATTTAAACCTTTAGCTATTAAATAACCTGCTAGTCTTGCGGCTTGATCGTTACGGCCACCCTCAGAAACACCTTGAATAGATAAAGGTGTAGAGATAGGTTTGCCGTTAAGCTTCTCAACGCCAGTCACCCTTACCCATAATTCTTGAGTAAGGTTAGGCAAGTCATCAATATCGTTTAAATCCCAGTCTGGGATCGTTGTGGGCGTATATATAGCTCCCGTTGCATGAATGTTATGCGGAGCAACAATCAAACCACCAACGCCTCTAATATCAATCAGCTTAGCTGGGTCATATCCCTCTGTTCTTTTGGCTACCCAAGTAGTAAAGTTTTCTGGATTGTTATAATAATAATGAACCCCTTTGCCTGTCGCTACCTTGAAAGGTGTTATTGGTAAGTTGGCCTCACACCAATTTACCGCTTCAGGCGTATCTGCATCTATAACAATAAATTTGCCACAGACCAAAGCGACGACTAAATCATCTCGCCCTTTAAACCATTTTTCTATTTCTTCCGTCGTCGGCTGTCGCTCTTGGAATTTTTGCCACCCCCCTAATTCTTTGGGCGGAACTTTATTATGCCTATGGAGAGGTACTACACTTATTCCATATTCTGCATAAGCCAGAGCTAAGTCCAACGCAGAGTCTTGCGCTGTTACTTGTAAATTGAACACTCTTAACTTGCACTACTTTCTTCAATGGGTCCAAAGATAGATTCAAAGTCTAGCTTACCGCCAGAAGCTCTAATAATTTTTTTCGCTTGTTTAATAGAGGGCTGTCTAAGGCCATACCTCCACGCTTTGGTTGACGCTGCCGAACAATCAAATAATTCAGCCGCTGGCTCAGTACCAATAAATTCTATGTACTTCTTCAAAGTTATTCTTTGCACTTCTCTCTCCTTATATTGTGGTTCTAGATTTTTTTTCTTAAATGATTTAAGCTCTTCATCTGTTAGGTTTTTTAATCTCCAAAGGTAGTCTACCTTCCATTGATTTTCGTCTACTTCTCTCATTTTACATTCCGTTAAAAAATTAATGTCCACACATTGTAATTCATATTAAAATAAATTAAAATAGTATTTTTAAATAAAACGGAGAAGATAAATGTCTGACATTTTAAGCAGAATAAAAAGTCCTAGCGACTTGGTAGAAAATCAAGGGGCTAAGATTTTAATGTACGGCGCAGCTGGAGCTGGTAAAACAACTTCACTTGCAACCTCACCTGGAAAAACTTTAATTATCAGTATGGAAGCTGGTTTGTTGTCTATTAAAGACGCGGCCAATGTTACTGCTATTGAAGTTAAAGAAGCCTCAGAAATTGAAGAAATTGCTGAGATGCTAGAAAGCGGCAAACTTGATTACGATACTATATGTTTAGATAGCGTAACTGAAATGTCTGAGCTTTTACTAGCACAAGAAAAAGCAAGATCTAAAGATCCTCGACAGGCTTATGGTGAGGTTATCACGGTAATGACAAGAACGATGCGAAGATTTAGAGATCTTAAAATGCACGTTATTTTTGTTGCTAAAGAAGACAAGCTTCGAGACGAAGCAACGGGTATGTTTCATTATCAACCAATGATGGTTGGTGCTAAACTGCCTACCCAAATTCCTTACTTCTTTGATGAAGTGTTATGTCTTAGGACTTTCACCGAAGAAAACGATGAAGGAAAAAAAGTAACCAATCGTTGGTTGCAAACAGTTCTTGGGGATAATTACATCGCCAAGGATAGGAGTGGCAAGCTAGATTCTTTTGAAGAGCCTAACTTGACATATATTATTAATAAACTTGGATTTTCAAAAGGAGAAAAATAATGAGCGATTTTGCAGACGTCAAGTTTGATTTTGAATCTGGCGGTAGTGGTGAATCCACTATTCCAGAAGGGGACTACCTAACAGAGATAAGCACATGCGAGAAGACTACTTCAAGCAATGGCAATGATTATCTAAAGTTAGAAGTCAAAGTATGTGGTGAAAAATACAAAGGCTGGATTGCAAGAGACAATCTTAATCTTTGGTATAAGGATGATGACTCTGAAAAGCAAGAGCTTGTAAGAGAAATAGCATCAAGAAAGTTCTCAGGCCTTGTAAAGGCATTGGGAAGAAGTGACAACCCACCAGCAAATGCTGGAGAGTTAGTTGGCAACAAAGTGATTTGTGCTTTTGGAATTGAGAAAAGTAAAAATCCAGATTACCCAGATGATAAAAACAATATCAAGGGTTTCAAGCCGCTGGAAAAGATGTCGCCTAAACAAGCAGACGATACTCCAGCTTGGGTAACAGAAGGAACTTCTGAGGCCAAAGCTCCAGCTAAACCAAGCTTGTAATTGTTAGGTTTTGCTAGGAAGCCTTAAAGGTATTATCTCCCCCCATTTAGATAGTATGTACCTACCTAGCACTTTTTTAGACAGGGGCTGTTTGAAGGAGTCCTAAAAGGTGTCTTGAGAGCGCAGGCATTGTCGAAAAGCGCTCTACCTTTTAATGAATGGTTAGACTAATATGATGGGTAGGATTTATCTCACTAACGTCTAAAATTTTTCCAAACGTATAATCAGAACTTTCTTCCATAGAACGCAGCAAAGCAAATAGCTCTGCGGTATCAGAGTTTCTGGCCTGTAAGACAACCATATGAAGGTTGCTGTCTATTTCATAAACGCAAAGATATTGGGGAATGCTAGGAAATAACATACCTATAATCCTAGCATAATTTTTATTGATCGTTGACGTATAGAGCAATCATTGCATAGTGAATGATTTTAAGGAGCTCCTTTTTCTTATCGTCTTTTTTACCATAGCGCATGGCGTACTTCATTATATTGCCAATACAAAAACCCTCGCCAAAACCAGCATCTACAATCATATCTGTCGCTTGGTACTTGCCCTTGGCATAGTGTTGATCGTAGGTGCTGTCTATATAATCTTTTAGCTCAGCAAGAGAAACATCCTCTCTAAATTTGTAAGCTGACACGATTATAAAGTTAAGGTAACAATATTCGGCGAGTTATAAACAGATAAATGACCGCCCTCTGAGTGATTTTTGTAAAGCTCTAAGAAGCCTTCCATTTTTTCCCAGCCAAGATTCATTTGTTCTTCCGAAATAATAAATACCTTAGATGCGTATGGGTAGACCTTCTCTTGCGCCACAAAGACAAACTCATCTAATTTAAAACCAGCTTTTTCCATACCTCTGCGATACCAAGCAGCTTGCATATCATAGCCATACTTTTTAACCGAATAAGCAAACTCTACTGGATCGCACGATTGAGTGGTTTTATAATCCACTACACATATGGCGTTGTCTGGGTATGGGCTTTGGACTGGCGGACAGATAACATCTGGTCGACACTTACAAAGAACCTCGCCTTCATACCAATAGAAGCTAGCCTCCGCTACCTTGCCTTCAGCGTTAAGGTAGATGTTGCCTTCTTCAATCATATGCTCTTTCATTCCTTTGATTGCCGTCATTTCAGCTTCTTTAATAACTGTTAGGCCGCGCTCCTCATACTCTTTTTTCAGTTCTTTGTTGGCATTGGTATAAGGAGAACCCATAACAACTGCGACTGTTTGGTTGAAAGCTTCCTCACCCTCTACCAGTAAAGCGTGGGCCGCTGTACCAAAGTTCATTGCAGGCGTTGTTTCTTGTATTCTTTCAACCGCGTGCAGTTGCGATTTGCCAAAGGCTCTAATCTTACTGCTACTAATACCAACACCCGCATGGTAAACAGGGTTAGGTATATCTGAGAACACCAGGGTGTCGCCCTTTTGCTCAGACTCAAACTCTTTTAGTTCTTCTATTATCATATTCATACTCCAAAATCATCGTTTGCACGACACTATCATTAAGCATTGGCTGGGGCCAATACCGCAACTTGTTGTATAAGTTTAGCATGTTGTCTTTAAAAGACAGTCGCTTGTTATACATAGGGTTTCCTATCGAATCCCAAAAATCTTCTATTTGCTCTAAGGTATCTCTACCACCACCAACATATTTTAATTCTGCTTCTGTATAGTCATAAGGTATAAACATAAAATCTCCCGTCTCTTTCCTAAATGGATAACAACGTGTTGGCTTACCTATTTGCATAAATATGATTGACGATATTGGGGAACTTGCCCGAATAATCGACTTTAATTAAATCTGGTTTGTTAACTTCTGTTTGTCTAAACAAAGCCTCGTCTACTGTAGAGGGCGGGGATCTTCGCAAACTATCACCACTTACCATTTTGTTCCACCAAGACACAGCCTTCTCTCTTGCATAGCCCGAATGTTCAAAACAAATGTACTCGCTAATAATTTTATTGGGTGTTTTGTAACTGACCTTTAATACAGGCAACGGCTTGCCTTGTTTCTGATGATTGCCAAACCACATATTAATAACCTTAGTATCGTAGCGTTCTTTCTTGGCTGTTTTAGAAATAATATCTAGCTTAGATGCAACCAACTCCAGCTCTAGCTTACGCATAGGATAGACATACCCACAATCAGGGCAAGTGGTTACAGCTTTAGGTACATATGATTGGCA